GAAGATAAAAAGGCATCTTAGGATACATTCTCCTTGCAGTATAATATTGACTAACAACTGCATAGTCATCATCAATCCACCGTTCCTTTTCCAATTCTTCTTCAGTCATTAGTAATATCTAATCCCCTTCCTTTCCACCAAAGAGTCATCCACTCGTTCTACTGAAATAGCATCCATAATTCTATGAAATGCCCCAGACATTAAACGATATCCAGTTCCCACATATACTTGACCAGCAACTACAGCAACAGTAGCTGTTCCCCAAAAAATATAATAGAATCTAGATTTAACTTGTGCTCTCAATTTCTTTGTGTCTTTAGTCATGGTCTTTCTGGATGTGAAGTTTGTTCAGTAAGTCTTGCAGCAACAGGACCATCATCTGACCAAACAGATAATGTATGTATGTTGATTGAATCCTTTTCAAAGATTTTAACATCTACCTTACCATCTTTACAAGAAACTTTAACAGTCCCATTGCAATGCCAATCTGAAGGTTCTCTATAAAACTTATAGACTGCATAAGGATCACGAGTTTGAGCACCTGCCACTACTCTATAAAAATCTTCAGTCATTATCTTTAGTTCCCAATGAAAATCCAAAGACTCTAAACTCAACTGCTGTAAGTGCAATTGCCGCAAGAATCAATCCCATCCACATCATCATAACAAATCCTCCAAAGTAAATAAACTACGAAGTTGTAATCCAGCCTTTATCATAGCATCCTCACCACCTTCTTGTCTATCTACAATAGATACTACACGATCTACCACATACCCAAAAAGACGCAGTTTCTCTGCTGCTGTAATAGCCGAAGCACCTGACGTAACCACATCCTCCAATACAGTCACTCTAGACCCTTCTGGGGGCATAGGACCTTCAATCCATGCCTCTGTGCCATGTCCCTTTGGTTGTTTACGAACGATCAATGCACTAAGATCCCTATCATAAGAGCAGGCTGCCATAGCAACCCCACTCACTAAAGGATCTGCTCCTAAAGTAAGTCCTCCAACAGCAACAGAATCTTTCTCTATACAATCCAACATCATCAAACTAGACAAAGCAAGTCCTTTTCCACTTAAAGTAACTGGTTTGCAATTAACATAATGTTCACTTTTTACACCAGATGAAAGAGTAAACTCACCATGACGATAAGCATCTCTTTTAAGCATTTCTAAGAGTTTATCTCTCATTACTTTCTCCTATAACTATTCCAAATGTGATCAATTTCCCTTTTAAATATTGCTTGTTCATGTGCTTCATTCCATGGACTATGATATGCAACATATAATTCATGCAACCTTTCCTTGTCTGCCTGTGTTAAAAACTCTCTAGTCATTTACATTCTACTTGGAAAGCTATTTATTTCCGTCAATTCAAAACTCCAATCTTCTATAACAGTATTGGCATATAATCTATCACTAAGAAGTTCCACCTGTTCCATAGCATATTCTCTATCAGGTGCTTCAACATAAAGATCAATCACCTTACCAAGTCTCAACTTCTTAATATCCAAATCAGAAAGACGACGAGAAGCATCTCTAACTGCATTTCCAGGAGAATCATCAACCTGGGATCTTAAACGAATAAAAATAAGTGCCTTAAATTTCATAAGAATCTAATGGATACATTGATTTAAGATGTTGCTGTAATCTCCACACAAGATCATCCTTTCCTTCATAATCTGGCATCTGTAATACTAAAAATAAAAATAATTTCCATTCATTTTTTTTAAACAACATCTTTTATACTCCCAGCCTCCTTCTGTGCTTTAATCCATCCTTGTCCTCTACTTATTGATTCTAGTCTAGCAGATTCAAACTCTTCTGCACAATTATCTACACCCTCCCAATCTTTTTTAAACTCTTCTGGCACATAATTAAAACCAACCCATCTAACTCTTCGCCCCTTCCAATCTTTTCTATCTTGTATGAATAAATGCCCCTCTAATTGAGAAGCAATCCATTCCATAGCCCTTTTCTGATATGGTTTCATTTCTTCTTCCTAGGAGTAGGTTTATCTGGATAATATTGAAAACCTGTAGTCTGTTCCTCCAATTCAGATAACTTAAAAGTAATCATCTTATCCCATGGAGTATGCTCATCCATGAGAACAGCAGCTCTATCATCACTAATCCTTTGAACAAATCCAATATAACCCCTATAAATGGAATTAGGATTTTTAACAACTACAGTAGTTCCTGGAAGTATCATTTGAATTCACTATTTAACCGACTTTGTTTAGTTTTTTCTAGATGACAATCATAACACAACAATTGACATTTATCCAACTCTTCTTGGAATTTCTCCCTATCACCCATAAGAAGTCCTCTAGTAATTTCAAATGATTTGTTTTTAGGATGGATATGATCAAATTCAAGTCTTTCTGTTACCCCACACTTTACACACTTACCTCCCAATTTTTCTATGGACTCTGATAGTATTTCATAGTATCTTTTTTTATAATAAACTTTTTGTTCTTCACTATGTTTTCTTCGATACTCTGCATAATACTCTATATTATTATGATACTCTTCTCTACTTTTTTGACGAGAGTATTCTACATCTTTCCAATATCGTTCTACTCTTCTCTTTTTTACTTCTTCTTTATTTTTTAAATATCTTTGCCTATGATATTCTTTTCTTTTTTCAGGGTCTTCCCAAAAACTCATTTGAACTCGCATTCAACCATTATTTCAGTGAGACAGGCTAGCATATTTATTTCTTGGTCCGCGACGAACGCAATCTGGTACTGATACTTAGCAATAATAAGGACGGCAGGAGGAATACTAGAAGGGACAAGGGATGCATAAAGAGAATCATAGATACGACGCAAAAGTACAGTAGGATCATTGTCCAAATTATTGACACACCATTTACGTACTTCAGGAAAGTTCTTTTCTTTAAGAGTTTTAATGAGATCATTAACTTTTACATCGCTAAAGTGTGCAAGAATACCACTATCTATATTACCACTAACAGAATATCTTTGACATTCATTTAATACTCTTCGCCAATCTGGAAAATGTTTATTAATTAACTCTGCCAAGACCTTCTTGTCAGCCTCGCACCTCTCTTGGTCCAAGATAAAGTTAAGTCTGGTGAAGAAAGCAGCCGCAATCTCTTGCTTTTGCTTCCCACGTATGCCAAACTCGACCACAGCACACCTGGAATGGAGAGGTTCGATGATTTTATTCTTATAATTACAGGTGAAGATGAATCTACAGTTTCTAGAAAACTCCTCAATCGATGCCCTAAGCAATAGCTGTACATCTGGAGTGGTGTTGTCTGCCTCGTCGATGATAATGACTTTATGTTTGGCATCAGATGAAAGGGATACTGTTGAGGCAAAATTCTTGGCATTGTTTCTAACCGTATCAAGAAATCTTCCTTCATCTGATCCGTTAATAACATAAGAATCTACTCCCAACTCAGCACAAAGTGCCTTAGCTACTGTTGTCTTTCCACACCCCGCAGGTCCAGAAAGAAGCAGATTAGGCACTTCACCCTTATTAAGAAAATCCTTAAAGGTTTTCTTTATATTCTCGGGGAGAATACATTCCTCAATAGTCTTAGGTCGATACTTTTCGACCCAGAGAAATTCATCTCTCATAATCAACCAAAGGTAGAATCAGGTTCTAATGCAATATAATAAATCAGATCATGATTCTTACTAGTAAATCGTGATAAAAGTTTTTGTGATACAGCAACCTCATAAGTTCCAGGAAGAATCTTAATATTCTCTACCTTGAAATTAAATGCAAACGTTGCCTCAGTATCGCCTACTGTAATAGAGAAACTATTAGAAGTTTCATTCTTCTTATCACACACCACCAGATTAATAACACCATTCTCACCCACCACAGAAAAATCAGGAAGTTGATACAAAGTTGCTGCCTTAAGCAACTTATCCAATTTTTCCGTACTCAATTCAAAAGAAACATCTTCACTGGGAAGAGTAATAGCCTTGTCGGGAGGAGTAATAATAACATTTGGATCAGCAAACCGAAATTTGGATCGCATTTTACCTTCTTTAATTAATACATATCCATCATTCTGAAAATCAAAATCAGGATTATTATAAAGAACTCCAATACCATTCAAAAATTGAGGAAGATCATAAATTCCAAAATCTTTAGGAAATTCTTCTTCAACAGTTACTTCTGCAAGAATATTCTTCATCACACTTATAGTGCGAAGTTGACTTCCCTGCTTAAAAAGAATTGATTGATTGATTGTTGAAAAGTTTTTAAGAACAGAAAGTGTTGATTCAGAAAGTTTCATAACCACGGGTCGTAATTTCATTTTGTGTGTTGCCGCTGAAATAATAAAGAAGTAGACAATAATGCATTGCCTTTAGTATATCACGTTTTGCTTGCCCTTTCTTATCATAGCGGCTCAAATACTTAATTGCATTAGAACGACAGAAAGATTCCGCATCACCAACGGACTCAATAAGATCAAGTGTCTGGACATTGGATCCTTTAGTAGTATAGTGTCCAGAATACGTTGAAGAGACATAATCTTTAAGATCCGCAATACCTCTATCTTCTTCATACTTCCGTACTCCTACTTTATTAATAGAAGGCTCTTGAACTTTATTGAATGGAGCATGAGGATATGGGGAGAGATTGATAGTATCAGTACCCATTCCACCTTGAACTCTAGATCCTGTAATAGATGATCCAAGAGTTGGATAAGGATCATCTCCAGCAACTATACCATGAATATCTGAATAATACTGTGGCTCATCATAAGCAGTATTTCCAAAAGAAATATGATCTCGACCCATTCCATACCCATCATAATCCGAAAATGATATCGTATCAGCAGCACCAATACCCTTACTACTAAAAGAAATAGTATCAGGACTCATGCTACCCGGATTTCCTGTAAGACTAAACCCATCTTCATGCCAAAATTGCTGACTGGGATGATCTGCTGGATATACTGGAGACTTATTTCGATCAAAGTCATAATATGACTTATCATGCTTCTCCTCTCCACCCAAAACTGTCACATCACTGCGAATACCAATGTTCATGATAGGATACTCCTTGTCCATGTCCCCATAAAGTTCTTCATACAATAACCACCAAGCCATAATATGTTTCCTCCATTATATCAGTTAGAGAGATTAAAGTCAACATCAACCTTATCATATAACTCAAGGAAGGCCTGCTTGGTTTCATCATCAAAGCGATTTATACAAACTTCAATGGCCTTTTCTTTCTTACCAAAAATAGAAAATGCACGAACAATATGAACCAAACGACGAGTGCTGATAATATCTTCAACCCCACCATCATAGAATGTTTTACGGATAATGTCACCCCATGTTACAAGATGATTAATAAAATCAATATCAGTTACACCAATTGTAGAAGCAACTCTCCCCAAAATCTTTTTCTCTACAGATTGAGAAGGATACTCTTGTTCAAAAGTTACAGGAAACCTCTCAAGGAAAGCTTCATTTAAAACATTAGTGCCAATAAAACGACCGTCATCAGAACCCTTCCCTTTCGTGTTGGCAGTAGCAATAACATTAAATCCAGCAACAGGGTTTACAAATTTACCAATCTTCTTAAGAAATATTCCTTTACCTTCTAATACTGGTTGCAGACATAGGATCTTATTAGATGCTAAGTCAATCTCATCTAAAAGGAGTGTAGCTCCCCTGTC